TTAACATCATCGGGTTATCATAAGCTTTCTTATACCAGCTGACGGAGATGTGCGGAAGGCTGAGTGGATGCAAGCTAAACCCACCAGTAAAAGAGAAATGCGGAAGCTTCAACTTCGGCAACGACCAAGAGAAATTAAACAAGTTCTTGATTCCTGTGATAACGTTAGAAACCGCCGTCTTTGCGGCGTTCAACTTGTTTGTGATCGCCGTCTTGATGCTGTTGAACTTGTTCACAACGGTGTTGTAAGCTCCTGTCAGCGCATTACTAATGGTTGTTTTAACCGATGTCCAAGCGTTCGAAATCGTGGTCTTAACGCTTGTCATGGCGTTCGATATAGTGGTCTTTATGGAAGTCCAAACGTTCGAAACGGTTGTCTTCAGCGAAGTCCAAACGCCTTTTATCCAATCGACAATAGCACCCCAGTTTTTAATTACTGCGATAATTGCGACAATAGCCGCAACCACACCGGCAATAATTAACGTAGTGGGAGACAGTACCATTGAAAACTTGGAAATCAGCGTTGTTACCTTGCCAACGCCAGATATAAGACCGCCCACGCCGCTTGTGACCTTACCAACAACCGTTATAACCGGCCCGATTGCCGCCGCTATTAACGCCGCTTTTACAATTGCTTCCTGTGTGGACGGGCTGAGAGCGTCCCACTTTTCTTTCAATGTCATCACGACATTTTTCACGGTGTTCATGATTGGAACTAACACCGTGCCGATTGTCGCACCAAGGGAAGCCCCTGCAAGCTTTAACGAATTAAGAGTGGTCTTCCATTGGTCAATCGGGTCTTGTGTCGCCGTGAATGTGTCACTTACAGAACCGACAGAAGCGTCAAGAATGTCCACTGAATCGGCGAAGTCAGTAAACGAAATCTGCCCATTAGAAACCGCTTGATAGACAGCCGCACCAGATTTCCCGAATAGATCGTAAGCGGCGGAAAGTCCGTCCATGTCGTCCGTTCCGTTTATGATGGTGTCTTCCAAGTCCGCAAGTGCTTTGTCAAATGGGATACCCTGTTCGGTTGCTGACTTCAACGCCCGTTTCATGCCAGAAAGAACGGAAGAACTGTCAGCCCCTGCCGTTTCGAACTTGCCCATGAAATCAATAGATTCGTAAATATCCATGCCCATCTGCTGAAATGCGGTTGCATTTTCAACGATGGAAGAAGCCATTTTTTCGGCAGACGCTCCCGTTGCTTGCCCTGTTGCGTTCAGCACGTCCATTACTGTCCCTGCGTCCGATGCGCTCAAATTGAACGCCGCAAGAGCATTTTGCACGGTATCAACGGAAGTCGTTACGTCCGTATCATTAAGTTCCGCAAACTGAAGGAACTGCGTTGACAGGGTTTCAAGCTCTTCACCAGTTACGCCGAATCTTGTACTTACTTCGCCAACAGCGTTACCAACGGTTTCAAAGTCTGACGGTATCGAAGTAGCAATGTTGTCAACAATGCCCTGCATTTCGTCAAGGGCTTCGCCGCTTGCACCTGTTTTTTTGATGATAGCGTCATACCCTGCGTCAACGTCATTGAACGCCTTTATTGCCGCCGCTCCAACCGCCATGATCGGGGCGGTTACATGGGTCGTCATGCTCTTGCCGACATCTTGGATTTTAGAACCGACCTCTTTTATTTTTTCGCCGGTTTCCTCCATCGCTTGCCCGATAAGCTGAATATTTGACGGCACGGCTTTTAATTCCGCTTCCATCTTGTTCAGCTCTGCCGTAGCACCGGCAAGGGATTCACGCCATTTCAGCGTCTTAATATCAGCTTCGCCGTATTTCGCCGCCGCCTGTTGTGTCATGTTCTTGACGGCTTCAACACGTTCCTTCTGAAGCTTGATTTGCTCGTTCAGATTCTTCGCTTTGGCTTGCGCTTGTTCCATGTTGGATTTCAAGCCCTTCAAGCCCTTTGCGCCTTTTTCGAACGCCGAAGACGTTGCAGTCATTTCAGCCTTTAACGTCTTCGTCTGCTGAATGATAGAATTGATTTGGCTTCTGTATTCATTTTCCCCTTCAACTTGAATACGAGGCCCTATGTTAATCGCCATAGAATCACCTTAACTTTATAGCTTCGTCAAAGGTGTAAACCTTCTTTTTCCTCTTGGGTTCTGCTGTTCCGTTATAAATAGAAAGACAGGCGATCAAATCCAACATCTGCCCATATCGGCACGTCAGAGTTTCACGCCTGTCCATTCCGAGTTTTGAACCGTAGAATATGAACCACGATTCATTCAACTCAATGCTTCGTTTTCTGCTTTTTTTTTAGAATTTTTGGGTTCTTCGGATTCTACCGTCCGTTCATTCCCACCGGCGAAAGCGTTACCGGCTTCTTCGAAAAGTTTCAAGAAGTCGGTAACTTCAAGCATATCAAGCTCCGCTTCCGTCAACGGATTCGCTGTATGATTCGGGTCTTCGTGCGCTTTGTGTTTCTCATACCCTTTGTTAAGGGCAAGAATGAACTTGCGCTGAACGTCCACACCGGCCAGATAATCGCCCTCAAGCAATTCGCCAAAATGGCTAATATCATGTTTCGGGCAAAAGGACGCAATTTCACAATGCGCTTCAACCGAATGAAAGAACCCGATTTCCCTTCCGTTAATAATCATGGTGTTGTCCTCCTGTTTGATTAGCTGATATTCAGTAGGGCTTTCAGAACATCTTCACCGGCAGATTCGGAAGTCTGGTCATCGGCGATTTTACGCCAAGCGTGTTTGGCAGAATCGTCACGCATGATCGTAGCCGTCAGCTCTTCCGTCTGGAACTCAATATTCTCTTCCTGTGTAGCCGCTTCAAGGCCGTCCACGTCAAAAACGCACTTAGTCAGCACAACGGGCGACCACGTTTCCGCACCGTCTTCCATGTAACGGGCAAGGAAGCCGATACCGACATAAGGGGCTTTCTGGTCATCGTCATAGACAGACACAGAAACGGACGAGCTACCAACCGTAACACTTTCCGTGGTGGTAACGCCCATGATAAGGTTACGGGCGGCCTTCTTCAGACCGTCAACCGTAAGCGTAACCGTTCCGCCAGTGAACACGCCGCCGACAGATTCGCCGATGGTGTTATCGGCGTAAAAATCAACGCCGTCAGAAGATTCGGGTTCAAGGCTTACTTCCACACCACGGGCGAGAACCGTTCCGCTAGCATAGGAAATAGTCGTCCCCTCAGCACTATACAGTGCTACATAAGGTTTCGAAAAACCAGTGCAAACTTTTCCGTTCGCCATTTAGATACCTCCATAAAATAAGGACAGCCCCGAAGGGTTGCCCTTTTACGCTTTATTCATTGTTTGTTCGATTTGCTTATCTAGCTCTTCACCCATAGCCTTTTCCGCCGCATCGGAATAGGCTTTTGTTGCTCTTGTGAAAACGGGGTTCTTCGGCATGAATGACGTACCACGTTCGACAGCGTGGGCAATCATGGCGTTCGGGTGTCCGTTCGGGTATTTTTCGGTTTTGTGTGCGTTATACCCGTCTTCGCCAATCTTGACGTTGAATGTTCCATTGTCGTTCTGCATCTTGGAAATACCAAGACCGGCAATCAAACCTTCCCGTTCAAAGTGGTTCAAGCCTTTCTTCTTGCCCTTCTCCGTGTTTGCGTAAACGGTCATTGATGATATTTCCGCTTTGATAGCATCGGCAATAATCGCCGCACCTTCAAATATTGCCCGTCCACACATTTCTTCACACTCTTGACCGAGTGATTCAAGGGCTTTAGTGTATTGGCTTATCCCTTTGCCAACCGTTAATTTAGCCATGTTAGATCACGAAATCCCAAGACCAATGTATCAAGTTGGTTTCTTCTTCGTAAATGACGGAATTAAGCTTCCACCCGAACGCAAAATCAAAGCTGTTCAACGCCGTTTGAATGTCGTCAACAACTGGGTCAAACTCTGTCTTTGTGTAGTAGTCAATCGTTCCGCCGATACTCTGTTCTCCCTTGCGGTTGTTGGCATGTAACGCACGGTCTTCACCGTCTTCCGCCCACACGATAAAAGGGGCTTGCATCTTCGAATGCCAATAGTGATAGACATTGACTTCAAACGCACCAAGGGCGGACGCAAGTGCCGTTAACTTATTCTGCAACGTCATATTTATCGTCCAACCTTTCAAGCGTCAAGTCAATCGCCCCTAGATCGGGCTGACGCTGTGCAAGTGTCACCCTGTATTGTTTTCCGTCTTCGGGAATGCAATACAATACACCATCGGGTAATTCTTCGACATTCCAAACCCGAACAAGCACATCAATCCGCTGATTCACGCCGAGAGCGGCATAAAGACGGGTAACGCCGACATTTCTTTCCGAATAAAATGCCGAAAGGGCGGAAACTAGTTCCTCTTTCGGCATTCGTCCGTTTTGAGCAACATTTTCTAGGGTGTACAGCGTGAGAACACCAGAATCAACCATGACACACACCCCAAACCGTATAGCCCGTGTTCATGCTTAACTGGGCCTTCTGCTCGTCATAGCTTTCTTT